ATGGCTTGTTTGATTGCGAACCTACCTTCTTATGAAGTATGGGTAAGAAAAGAGTATTTGACTGATCATAAGAGTGGTCATGGTGAATTTGTAAAGGGAGTATGGGTATCTGCGAAGAGTATACCTGGTCGTGCATTCTATTTTGAGACATATTTACCCGAATATGCTGCAATGTTCGATAAATTACCAATTTCTGCGTTTACATCAGACCCAGAGACACCTACACCTGACATGACACTGCATAATTTGCAGTTTTGGAACTGTATGGACTATGGAGTGGTCGCAGTTCAGAAGCAATTTATCGGTTCAATGCACTATGAGGTCTATACAAGAGACTATGGCAACCAAACTGGCACATATATTTGCACTTTAGACAACTATCACCAAGATGTAGACTCAATTGACTACTCTACAAGTGAACAACCTGCCGAACATAAGTCTCATAACCTCTTAGAATTGGATAATGGTCAGTTTGCACTCTATCCAAACAATAGAATGCGTATCTATGATAACAGTATTACACCAGAAACACCCAAAGTACCAGACTTTAAGGTATCAACTGTCTACTATCAGGTAGAAAATGGTCATGATCGTGATGGATTGGGTTCGGAAGAGAATTATTTCTGGAAAACAGCAAAAGAAAGGGCAGTTGATATGAATGTAGGTGCTGGAAATACAGCAATTGAGAAGAAAAGAGCTCCTTTTGAACCAGAATTAGGATAAATAATAACATTCTGTAAAAAGTGTCATAAATAAAACAGGAAAGTACCTGTAACATGGCAATAAAGAGGATTTCAAGGGCATTTAAGGACATAAGTTTGTCTTTTAACCCTCATCCAATCACAAAAGACCTTACAATTCTCAAAAATGAGAATGCAATTAAGAAATCTGTAAGAAATTTAGTACAAACAATCCCGACTGAAAGGTTTTTTAACTCTACATTGGGATCTGAGGTTCGTGATAGCCTATTTGACTTTGTAGATGTTGGTACTGCATCTGTTATACAGAACCAAATTCAAATTACACTTGAAAATTTTGAACCTAGAATAGATAATGTAACAGTAGAGGTTGAACCAAGACCAGAAGTAAATGAATTTGAGGTTACAGTGTTCTTTACTGTAGTTGGACAGGATATTCCTACACAAGAATTCACATTCATGCTCGAAGCAACAAGATAAATGCCTTTTACTAAGTTTACAAACCTCGATTTCGACCAAATTAAGACCTCAATTAAGGATTATCTCCGTGCAAATTCTGATTTTACGGATTTTGACTTTGAAGGATCTAACTTTTCAGTCTTAATCGACACTTTAGCATATAATACGTATATAACAGCATTTAATTCCAATATGATTGTAAATGAGTCATTTTTAGACTCTGCTACAGTACGTGAAAACGTGGTTTCACTTGCAAGAAACATTGGATATGTTCCAAAATCAAGAACTGCTGCACAAGCTACAGTATCTTTTGATGTTACTACCTCTGGCAATACACCAACAATCACTCTTCAACCAGGTTTGGTGTGTGTAGGTAGTTCAAATGATACTTCTTATGTATTTTCAGTTCCAGAGAGCATTACAACTGTTACATCTCAGAGTTTTGACGCAAATGGTAATGTAATAAGTAGTACAGCATCATTTGATAGCATTAACATATATCAAGGAACTTATCTATCAAAAAGTTTTGTTGTAGATGGTTCACTCGATCAGAGATTTTTACTTGAAAATTCATTTATTGATACATCAACTATTAAAGTTTATGTAAAAGGTGCTGCTGATACTGGTGTAGGAAGAGAATATCGTAAAGTAGACAATATATTAAACATTAGTGACATATCAGAGACTTATTTAATACAAGAAATTACTGATGAGAGATATGAATTATTATTTGGTGATGGTGTATTCGGTAAAAAGTTAGAAAATGATGCTATTATAACAGTTTCTTACATTGTAACTGATGGAACTGAAGGAAATGGTCCTTCCTCCTTTACATATGCAGGTAGCACAGTATCATCATCAAATCAAATTTCATTACCATCAGTTACACCAACAATTACAACTGTCACATCGGCATCTAATGGGGGTAATATTGAGTCAATTGACTCTATTAAGTACTTTGCACCTAGACTGTATTCATCGCAATACAGAGCAGTTACAGCAAGGGATTACGAGTCTGTAATACAACAAATATATTCAAATACCGAATCAGTTTCTGTAGTTGGTGGTGAGGATTTAGATCCACCAGAATTTGGAACTGTTTTTATAACAATAAAACCAAAAAATGGTGAATTTGTATCTGACTTTGATAAACAATCAATATTATCAAACTTAAAGGGATACACTCTTGCAGGAATTAATCAAAAAATACTCGATCTCAAATTACTTTATGTTGAGTTGGATTCATTTGTTTATTATGATCAATCAAAGGTAACAACTGTATCAGAATTAAAGACAAGTATTACTAATGGTCTCTTAACTTATGGTTCCTCTACTGATCTTAATAAATTTGGAGGAAGATTTAAATATAGTAAGATGTTAAACGTTATTGATAACATTGATGATGCGATTACATCTAATATAACAAGAGTTAGAATAAGAAGAAACCTTAAATCATTAACTAATCAATTTGCACAATATGAATTATGCTATGGAAATAAATTTCATATTAATGCAGACGGTAAAAATATAAAAAGCACTGGATTTACAATTGAGGGTCAGACTGATATGTTATACTTCACTGATATACCAAATAAAAATTCTGATGGCACATTAGATGGAAGTGGAAAGGGTGTTTTAGCTATTGTAAAGGGTGATAATGAACTATCACAAGGTCAATTGGTTGTTGCTTCTGCTGGAATCGTTGATTATGATCATGGAGAAGTAATTATATCAACTGTGAACATTACTTCGACTCAGAGAAGTAATAATATTATTGAAATACAAGCATTTCCCGAATCAAATGATGTTATTGGATTAAAAGATCTGTATCTCAGTTTTGCTGTTGGAGATAGCTCCATAAATATGGTTAAGGACACAATTACATCAGGTGAACAGATATCTGGTGTTGGATATAAGGTTACATCAAGTTATGCAAATGGAGCACTGGTAAGAGGATAATATGATAACCACTGGAATTGATAAGAGAGTCAAAGTCCAACAGATAATTGAAAATCAAATACCTGAATTTTTAATATCTGAAAGTCCGAAGGCAGTCGATTTTTTAAAACAGTACTATATTTCTCAAGAGTATCAGGGAGGTCCGATTGACCTTACTGATAATTTAGATCAGTACTTAAAATTAGATAATTTAACTCCAGAGGTTATTGTAGGAGAAACAGTATTAACAAGTGGTATTACAACTACCGATACTACTGTAAATGTTAGTAGCACTAAGGGATTTCCTAATGAATATGGTCTTTTTAAGATTGAAAGTGAGGTTGTAACATACACTGGTGTCACTACAAATAGTTTTACTGGTTGTATTCGTGGTTTTAGTGGTATAACAACTTTTCATGCTGAAAATAATCCATCTGAATTGATTTTTAGTGATTCAGATGCCATTAATCATGATAATGGGTCAACTGTTCAAAATTTAAGTGCACTTTTCCTTAAAGAATTTTATAAAAAGACAAAAAAATTACTCACACCTGGTTTAGAGAATGTCAATTTCATTGATAATCTAGATGTGAGCAATTTTATTAAAAACTCAAAATCATTATATCAATCAAAGGGAACAGAAGAGTCATTTAGAATATTATTCAATGTATTATATAATGAAACTCCTAAAATTTTAGATTTAGAGCAATATTTAATTAAACCATCTACAGCAGAGTTTATAAGAAGAGAAGTAATTCTTGTTGAAGCACTTTCTGGGAATCCAATCCATTTGGTGGGTCAAACAATTGTAAAATCAACTGATAGTGCAACAAGAGCATCAATATCAGAGGTTGAACCTTTAACAAGAAGAGGAAAGGTATATTATAAAATTGGTTTATTCGTAGGATTTAATGATGTTGATTTAATTGAAGGTACATTTAATGTAACCCCTAAAACAAGAGTAATTGGAAACGTTTCAGCGGGTTCATCAGTAATTACTGTTGATTCAACTGTTGGATTTGGTGCAACTGGCACATT